CCATTGGAACGGCAACATCTGGATCAAAAGTGATTACCTGTTGTTGTGCCATTTTTCTAATTATTTAGTTTTTGAACAAGAGTAGATAAAAGACCTTTAATTTCACCTAATTCACCTTTCACATTATCAAGATCTTCTTTCATTTGATCTAACTCATTATTTTTACTTTCTACAGCTTTCTTTCTTTGCATATATGCAGCATAAGCTTTTTTATCTTTATTGATAATTGCTGTAGATTCAGAGTCTCGATAAAATCCAGACTTTCCTTCAACTGGTATGTAATTTGTCATTATGCAAGTGCGATTGCTCTAAGTTCTTTAATTAATGGTGGTTGTGCCTGATTAGTTCCAACCATATCAATCTTAATTTGGAACTTAGTGAATGGTGGTAATTCTCTAGATGTAAAACTATAATCTCTAAATTCAGCACCAACAGAGGCTGGAACTGGGTCATCTGGAAGACCACTATTATTAGAAGGATTAATTACCGCACCATTTTGATCTATATTATCATGGCCTGGGAATAATTCAAAGTTACGATCTAAACTATTTTCTGTTGATCCTTCTGATATTGTTTTAAAGAATACACGAATATCAGAATCAGTTCTTCGATAAGCAGCAAATTCAACTAATATATTGGTTGCTGGATTATTTAAAACAACCATCTTAGAAACATATGTTGACGCACAAGGATCTTGACCTGTTTCATTTACACGACTATCAGTTGCAAAATTAGAAACAGGACTATTAACACGATTTGTAGTTAGAACTGTGCTGACACGATCTAAATCAATTACAGGTGAAACGTTACGACTATTAGAAGTCATTAATACTTCAAGTGTTAATGATTTGTTGCCAGGTAAATTAGCAAGTTGACGATCCTCATTAAGTTTGGATGCAACCATTCTTGGAGTTTCAAAATGTGTTTGACCTGTTACTGATACCGCTTGGAATCCTTGATCTACAAATGACTGTTCAGATCCATCAATACTTGTTGCAGATACAGTTCTTACACGAGCACCAATATTTGTGCCAGGTGGTGTCATAGTTTGTATATTTGGTGTTATTGTTTCAAACTGGACATTTTGAGATGCTACTACAGCTAGTCCACCACCTCGTTTTGTTTGTGAGAAGAATTTAGCTGGGAATGGGCCACTTGCAGTTCTATTCGTTCCATTTTTACTCATGTCAAGTTTGATATGATAAAAGTCTAAATCTTTATCATTTGGAACTGTTACAGCTGGACTGTTCATATCATGAGTCTTGTTAATTCTTCTAAGAGAAACTCCAGAAAACTCATATTTTTTAACTTCCTCACCAGAATCGTGAGTCTGTGGGGTTGTGTTGTCTATACCTCTTGTGGTAACTCCAGTAATAGCACCGTTCGTAACACCAGTATAAGAGATAATTTCATTTCCTATAATTGCATAACCATGATTTGTTGTTCCAACTCCTACACCTTCAAACGTTGCAAAGTTAGAGGAATTCACCACAGATATATCTGCTGTAGAGGTATTGGCATAGTCTGCTGTTAACTTAGTCGAAGTGATATCAGATTCAACACCAGATATTTTAACTAAATTGTTAAACGCATGCATAGCGTGTGCTCGATGATCAACTCTAAAGTGTAAACCATCTTCAGTTGTATCAACATCAAATGATGATATTGTTACCCCACTTCCAATATTTCCAGCAGCTGTAGTTCCAACACCTGTAGTTCCGTCTAACCCAAGGAAAGCAGATCCATTATTAAATCCAACTGTTCCAACACCTGTATTAAATGAACCTTGAATATTAGTAATTACTAAACTATTTCTTTCAGTAACTAAACCAACAGAAATAACAGCGCCACTTCCATTTCCAAGACCTAGTGTTCCAATTCCAAGAGTGTCTCCAACTGCGTAGTTTTTACCACCGTTTGTAAGAGTAACTGAGCTTATTTCTCCATTATTAACTGTAACGTTTCCAACTGCCTCACTTCCTTCACCTGTTTCAGTAATCATTGGAATATCAGAATACACAAAAGATCCATTAGAGGGTGTATAACCAACGCCAGGATTTATTATTGTCATATCATTTGGGCCACCAACTGTTGCAACTCCAGCGACATTGATAAGTTGTGCAGATGCCTCATCATTACCAAACTGACCAATCTTAACGCCAGGTATAAGTCCAGCAGTATCAGGAATAGTAACACCCAATCCAACAATAGCTTTTCTACCTAAAGTTTTAATTGGATTTGATTGTAAGTTTGGAGTAATTCCCTCATCGTCATCTGATGATTCTGCGTTGAAAAATCTACCAACAGAGGGACTTGTATTAAATACAGCCTTTCTAATAGTAAATTTCATATCCTCATACTGACTTGGATCCCATGTTGTACCGTTCTGTGATTTAAATAAAGATCCTAAGTATGGTTGTTGACTAATTAACACCTGTTGTTCATCAGGAAGATTTGCAGTTGATATGTCAACTTCACCCATTCTTGATATCCAACAGTTATAGTTTTCTGCTGGTGTCACAAGAACTAAAGCATATTCATGTTCTCCTGTAAGATAAACTGGAGAGTCAAAAGTAAACGTGGTTGGAATAGATGCATCTTCTGATACGTTTACCTCACTTGGATCTTTAACAACAACACTAAATGGTAGTATCTTAGATGTTGGTAATCCAGTTTCCACAGTTCTAACCTGTAATGTGAGAGGTAACTCCTCATCCTTATCTCTCATGAATACATCTACAGATGTAATGAATACACCAGTAGTTTCATCAACACGGAAAGTTTGTGCAAGAGGGTCATAATACTGAACACCAGTAATCTCAAGTATTTCAGTTTCGCCTTGTAAACCTTCTACTCTTCTTGTAATCTTATCATTTAGAACTCTTTGTTCTTCAACACCTAATCTTTCGATTTGTGGAGTTTTAATATTTAAGATTTGTTCTTGAACAGTTTCTAATTCACCTTTCGCATGGAAGTTTGCTTCAGCAGATCCTGTAACAGTTCCAGCAACTGTTGAGTTAGTTGGACTTGTTGTTAATCTTAAAGTTTTCGTTCCTGTTTCAAATCTTGGAGTTGAATTATCATTTGGATCTGGTATATTATAACAACATTTTAAATTTCCAAGAGTGTCTGTGATCAATCTCATACTCTTTATTTTCGCCTGAGCTCCACTACTTCCATATAAATGCATGCCAACCGCACCGTATCCATTAAATTTTTGAGAAACTTGTGTTGCAAGATGAAATGTATCAATATTCAAAAGAGTAGATGAAGTTGAATATACATTTGGAACTGGTGCTTCATTATCATATGGATTTACAGTTAATACTTTTGTTGGTGCATTGTATGGGCCCTCTTTATGATTTGGCGCAGCGAGTCTAAAGTTGAATGTTTTATGATAGGCGCCAGGATGATGTCCGTGAACTCTATCTCCAACTTGGAAAACACCACTTATCATTTCAATTTCAAGTAATTTAGGTGTTGTAAATCTAGTTACGTCAACGTTGTCAAAATAAACATAGAACTGAGTTCTAGGCTTCATACGATTAGTGGTGATCTCAATATTTCTTTCTCTCATGTAAGGAATGATATCACGACTTAATGTTCTATCACCTAAAGATTGTTCACTAATTTTAGGAGTTACTTTATATTGAATACCTTCTCTCGACTGTTGAGTATTTATTTCAACATCTTGATGGAAAGTTTTAGTAATCAATTCAGCACCAGATATCACACCAGCACCTTTTGGAACCCACTTACCATTTAATTCAAGAACTTTTTTATAGTTTGCAATGTGTTGTAAATTTGTCTGAACACCCTCTGGTAAATCATCTGGGTGTATATTTCCTAATGCTTCAACAGTTTCTTCAACGTATGTCTCTGATACTTCTTCAGATACCCAGTTTGTTTCCCATGCACCCCAGTTAACTTCACTGAATCCAGTTTGTTTATCAATTCCTAACTGTGAAATTGCACTATCATAAGCAGATGTATCGTATGTGATACTTGCATCAACTCTCTTTGTATCCATCCACACATCAGAGTCTGGAGTAATTGTCATATCACCAGAATAATATACAATCAAGAATGGGTTGACATTCTCAACTCTAGAAGCATATATCTGCTTCAACATTTCTGTTTCTGTGTAATCTAATGTAAGAAGACGACCAGTTTTTTTGATGTTATCTCCATCAATGTCATCTAAGTAATTAAGATCTAAATCTGGATTTGCAGTTGTTCCAATACCAATGAAAGATCTTGAACCAACTATTAGATCCAAACATGTGGTATAGTGGCCAGGTCTTAGATAACCTCTCTTTGCATCTGTACTTGCAGAAAAATCTGGATGATCAATTTGATGAGACGCATGTTTTTTAAAGTTATCAACAAAAAATCCTGATTTAAACCTACTTAATCCATTTGCATCTGTAATATTTAAGTTTGCAGTATCAGTTTCGAGAAGTGAAAGTCTAGTGTAGTATTCAACACTCTCAAGTCTTTTTTCAAGTCTTCCGATATCAGCCATTGTGAAACGTTTATGTTTCGTTCTGATCATTTTTACTTGATCAATATTACGCAAATATGCTGGAAGTTCTATCTTAGCAACTTCAATTGCATCTCCTACATTTTGCGGTTCTTTTGGATTATCTGATGGAACACCTTGAACGTAAATAAAATCACCAGCTTTATCTAAGAATATTCTATCTTTTCTTGGTTGATAGTAATCATAAGTTACAATTAAGTTTTCTTCGGGAACTAAAGGATCTGGAACACTGTCGCCTTGTGAAGAAAAAGATCTTGATGCAAAATCAAAAGGTGAAGTAGTTGATGATGTGTTATATTCAGCTACTCTTGGTCTAATGTCAATAAGATCGCTTAAATATACATCATAGTTTCTATCAATAGGAATTATCTTTCTAGAATCGTCAGAATAACTGGATGCATTAAAGAAATCTCCAGTGTCATCAGAAGTTACAAAGAAATTTTTAAATACAACTTTTAATCGATTTGTAGGTGGTTCAAATTCCTTCTTTCTTTCAATAAATGAATAGTCGTAGTATGTGGCTTTTTGATTTGGATTTAACTTAAATTCATCAGTGATATTACGATCACCAGCTGTTGTTGCTGTTACCAATGCAGTTATATTAGTTTTTGATGCTTTAACTTTTTCACCAATAGAAAATACATTTTGATTTAGTAGCACTATTCCAACTGTGTTTACGTTGGGTTTTTCAACAACCAAACCGACAGCATTACTATCTAAACCTATAATTTGCTCTCCAACAATTAAATCCGAGTTATTACCACTTGGGCCAGAATATGCGGTGAGTGTTACTGCTGGTAAATCAGCATCACCAGCATTATTAGATTCAAAAACAGCTAGCAACTGAGCAACATCAGGGACATTTAAAGAAATTTTTCTATCTTGAACTCTTGTACCAAATACTCTACTGTTTGTTAATCCATCATTTAATGTGTTTGTACCAATTCCAGATGATGTTAAAGTTGAACGTGTAATATTAACCACATTCGCATCATTTACTCTTTTGAGTTTATTTTTTACTTTTGACTTTAATACTGTTGCAAAAAGATTTGCCTTTCCTGATACTGAACTTAATCCTACAAAAGATACAGTTTTCTTATCTGCAGCGATTGTAACTTGACTAGATTTTAAAGGTTCAATTCTTCCATCATTGTATGATATAAAATATCTCTCTTCATCAAAGGGTTGGAAAAATAAATCTGTACCAGCGTTTGGAGATGTAAAAGCACCATTGGCGACAGTTATATCAGAGTATTGTTTTCTAAATTGTAAATTAGTTGTAGTTACATCAAGACTTGCGATATTTTTACGACTGACTGGTGTAAGTAAACTATTTGCACCAACTTGGAAACTAGTATTACGAAGAACAAGGTCATTTACATCAAGTGAGCCAGGAATCAATCCATCTAAAACACCACCGTTACAAACACCAGTGACAGATGTGATACCAGAAACATTTATTTCATCACCATCAGTGGACACTCCAGTGATACGATTGAATCTTGGTAAAGTTTCGCCAGGCACAGTATAACTTACTATGCTATTTGATGTAACAATACCAGCAAAGTTTTTTCCAGAAGCAGTAATGATACCAGTGTTTCCACTATTATTACTTAATCTAAAATTACCAGAAATCAAATTTGTTAGTTTAACTGCTTCATCAAGAACGACATCCGCTTCAAAAGTTGACACGCCAACTGCGCTCTTAAGTGATTTAACATCATTAAATCCAAAACTATCAACTTTTGTAATTACTCTTCCATTTTGTACACCATTAATTAAAATAGATTCATCTTTAACAAATCTACCAGCAACATCAATCAAACTAAAATCACTTACATTAGTCCCTGACGATTTTACAAATCCTGTTGCACCACTTCTTGCACCTTGTATATGATCAGATGCAGTTAATGAAGTGATAGCAGTTCCAACTTTAATATTTGTAAAAGTTTTAATGTCAAATAAACGAGTTTCATATTCAGTGGTTTCATTTACAAAACTCCCAGATTGAGCCTTAAAATCATATAATCTTGCAAGACCTATTTCAGATCCATTATTTCCTCTTCTTCTGTCAATTAACGAAACGGTTGCTGTTGTTCCTATTCCTAAACTTGGTGATCCAAATACGTTATTTACAAATAAAGGATCTCCAGTTGAGTAAGTTACAGCCTCTTGTTCAATTGTTTTTGTTGATCTTGGTTTTGGAACATCAATAAATCCTGTTGATATCTTTTCAATTGGATATCCTTTTACATATGCTTTTCCAGGCGATATCTGCATCACCATTAAATCATCTGATGGTATATTACCTGATTGTGTTTTTTGTTCTGATGTGTATATTCCTTTGTTTCCAATTTGATCATTTAGTGATTCTTTTGCAAAAACTTCAAAAGGTTTTACATAATAATCTCCAGATTCATCATAAGTTCTAGCTGCAAGAGTATCATTGATTAAATTATACTGAGTCTCCTTTACAAAAGTTTGTAACTCACCTTGTTGAACACGGGCAATTTCTATGAAGTTTTGATCATTTGTATCATCAAGGTCTTTCTTCATTAAACTGATAACAATTCTAAGTCTATCAGCGCCAGGAGCAGCAAAGTTTGTAAATCCAGCTGCGTTATCGTTTAAAGATGTATCCTCATCTGCACTAATAAAATCTTCTTGAACATCAAATCCAATTCGATAAGATGGAACATTATTATATTGATTTAAAACTAAAGTTTCACTTTGAACTTGAGCAAAAGTTCCACGAATAAAATATACACCTTCACCGATTGACATCGCAGATCCAGTTGCAGTCGCACCAAATGCTAAGGTGTTTGCAAAGGGTTCATTCGCAGCAATGACACTTGCGCCATAAACTATATCTTTACTTGCAGATAAACTTTCACCGTCACTAAATTTTTCAGTAGTAAAATCACCACCAGATTTTTCGTACTTGATATAAAGAGTTATGTTCCCTCTATCTGAATCTTCTTTCGATAATATTTTTTTAATTGTTGCAGTAACACCTGATCTTGCACCTGTGATTCTTAATCCAACTAATTGATTTAAGTATAAAGAAACTGGAATACCTAGAAATGCATCTTCAACTTGAACACATGTAAAATTATTATCATAACTTAAGTTGCCTGGAATTACCTTTGATCCCTCTTTAAAAAAGTGAGTACCAAATTGTTCAATCTGATTTTGTAAAATAGATTGTAGAGTGCTTAATTCTCGTGCTTGAACAGGAGAGCCTGGCTTGAAAAGAACTCTATAGTAATTTTTATTTTTATCAAAATCGTCAAAATATGGATTGACGTTTAGATTGGTTTCCTGTGGCATGATTCTTTAAAATTCCAGTACGATCTTGATGTCTTCTTTTTGCTGTGTACTGCGAGTAACAGCAGCTCTGTTATCAACGTAAATGATATCACCGCTATATTTTTCAACCTCTGGGTTAGCAACACCTTTTACAAAACTCATTCCTAAGTTGTAAGTCCTACTATTTATTGACGTAGACAGACCAGGCTCTAGAGAAGTTCCGAAATTGGTATCTATATTTAGATTACTTGTTCCACCAAATATAGTTGTTCCAGCACCAGTTGCAGGGTCAGCATTAAATCTAAACAACTCATATCCATATTTGGGTGCAGTTCCGTCTGTTGATATTGCAAGTCTACGATCTTGCCAATATTTAAGAACTCCTGTAGTTGCGTTATAATTGATAACTCTACCAACAGCAGTTGATCCAATACCAATTTCTTGAGTAACCTCTGAGTCCGCAGTGAATGTTGTGGTTGTAGATCCAGCACCGATTAGTTTTAAAGCATAGACTGCACTCGCCTTTGATAATGTAAGTTTATTATCTGATCCAAATGCAAGAGGATCTCTGCAAAGTCCAACACGAGAGAACTGGTTTCCTGTAATAAAGTCTGGGTTTGACTCATCATTCTCTAAACGTGAATATATCAAAACACGGTTTGCACCTAACTCTCTATAAATGTCAGCACCATGTCCATCTTGAGGTGGAATGATTACGTTGAAGTTTGCATCAGTCGATCCTGATGGGTTTGTTAATCCAACATCACTCAATCCGACAGAACCAAAAGTGTAGTTAGATCCACCGTTAGTTATTTCAACAGAGTCAATTTTACCAGCAGCGTTTACAACTACAGAACATCTACCACCACTTCCATCACCTTTGATGGGAACATTATTATAAGTTGCAGCAGTTCCATAACCAACACCACGATTTGTGATTGTGACAATCTTTAACTGTCCACTGGTTGCAGCATTATTTCTTACAGCAGCCACCTCATTGTTTGTTGACCAATCTTGAGGTAAAGGTATAAAACTTGTGGAGTCAAATTTAATAATACTATTTGGATCAATCGTAAAAAGATACTTCCAAATATATCCGTCTCCAGATGCACCAGCAGATCTTGGCTCTAAATCTGTGAATAATGGTTCATCAAGAGATGGTCTTCCAGATGTGTTCTCTGGGTTTGTTCCATTCTGTAGGCAAATATAAACACGGAAATTTTGATTCATCACATAGTAATTTGCATCAAACAAATTAGTTGAACTAGTTTGTGGTGATAAATTTGATCTGGAATAATCATCACGATACATTTCATATGTTGTACCTGATGACCAAGTTATTTTTCTAACGACTCTTGCAATATCATCTGAATTCAACTTCTTAAGAGCGATCATTGTATCCCAATAATCATTCTCCTCACTAAAAGAATCTTTTGGTGAGGGTGGATTTTCACTCCAATCTGACTGAAAATCACTAGGATTAGGAAGACCAATCCACGCATAATAACTGTTCGTAGTTGAAGCTATCCCTGCTACAAAATTCTCAGAGTTTAATATACGCAGTTGATCAGTTATAATTGCTGACATTTTATCAAAGACTTTTTGTTTTTATTTATGTTAGTTATAGGATTCTTTTAAATCCCTAGTTCTGATGATTACAGGCCCTGTGAGAATACCTGTAACACCATCATCATTAATCGCAGTAAAGGCACTAGTGCCATCCTTAACGAAGTCATGTAAACGACCCCAAGAGAATCGACCTTTGAATCCACTTCCGATACCAATACCTTCAGTTGAACTGACACTAACAGTCACTCTTCTTAGAGTTGTGTTAATACCAACGGTTGTTCCAATACCATATGCATCACCAGTTATGTTTTTAGCACTATGCACCTTGTATATATTATCTATAAAGGAAGTTCCAATTCCCACTGGAGAAGTTCCAATAGCGTTTTCATATGATGTTAATCCACTTCCTACGTTACTATCAAACACAGTAAAGTAATATCCAGATTGAATACCACTTACAGTTACGGCAGATGACATAACTGATGTATCACGAAGAACAGAGTCTTTTGGTATGAATAAATCAAATTGTAATGCTGTTCCGATTCCAGCCACAGTCGATGTGCCAATTCCAACTATATCTCCAAAGTCACCGTCATATTTAATACTTGAAAGTTTATCTTTGTTAGCGATCTCTCTTTCAACCATTACCACTGGTGGGTTTGTATTTGTATATCCAGCACCAGCATTTATGATAGTTATCGCAGATATTGTTCCAATACCAGACACAGTTGCAATCGCTGTTGCATTTGTTGACGTTGTTCCAATGCCAGCATGAACTGTTCCGATACCAGCTGTAATACCTATCGATACATGAGGTGCAAAAGTATATCCTGATCCACCATCTGATATTGAAACTGTTGATATTCCACCAGTTCCAGAGACAATAGCTGTTGCTGCAACTCCTGTTTTGACAGTTCTATCGACAATCAATACATTTTGACGAACCTCTGGAATATCATCTGTTTGATCAAATAGAGGGCCAGCTGTGTCAACAAATATCTCAGTAGATCCAGCAGATACATTTTTGATTATGTATGCGGTTGGACGAACACCAGCCTCTAATTCAGTTCTATCTTTACCAATTCCAATATTATTAACAACGACATCTGCGGTTTGTTTTCTCCAAGTGACTGGTCTCTGAACAGTTCTGTCTGTTGTAATACCAGCATCAATGTATGTGTTTGTGGTTACTGTATCAGATGTGGTGATACCTGTAACTGTTCTTGGTTCTTGTTGGAATATTGCATCTAAACCAATATCAGGATATTTATTGATTGTTAACTTATCACCAGTCTTGACTGTCTCTAAAATATCAACATCAATAACATCATGATCAGATCCACGATAGTAATAAATTCTCAATCTATCATCTGCTTTTGGTGCTTCAGAGAATGTAATTTGAGATCCACCATTAAAGATATAACTTTCAAAAGGAACTTGGAGAATATCATTTAAGAATACTAAACAATTATCTTCAACTCGAATCGGAGATCCTTTCGCTGATCTTAATGTAATTGGTGTTGCACTCGCACCAATTGTTTTTGTGAGTGGGAAATTCTTTCTAGTGCCATCAAATAGATCTTCAAAACTGTTTAACTTTTCTAGTTCACCGAATGTAAATCCAGCAAAACTATCATTAAATGTATCAAGAACGGTTAATTCAAAATCTTTAACTACTTTATTAGCATCTGTTAATATACCAGCTTGGCCACCCTCCTCTATCTTAAGAACATCATCAATTCTATAATTGTATCCAAAGTTTGTAATTTGGAAACTAATTATACTTGACGCAGCACCAACACGAACTGATACAGATGCACCAATACCTGTGGAACTACCAACCAATCTCATATTTTCATAATTAAGTGGTTTTTCAAATTCGAGATCTGGAGGTGATAGTTGACTAAATCCTGATCCACCACTTGTGATTGTAACAGATGTAACTAAACCAGCACTTACGTTCGCTTTTCCAATTGTAACAATACCAGAACTTGTAATAGCTTTGACTAATATGTTTGTTTGAAGTCCCACTCTATATCCAGATCCACTGTTTCCAATTGATACAGATGTGATAGTTCCAGCAGCAGACACAATTGCAGTTCCACCAGCAGCGACTAATGGCTGATATCCAAAGTTTGTAGTTTCACCAACAGAAACAATAACACCACCTCTAGGAACTGATGATAGATTTACATCGTAATTATTTGTGACTCCAACACCTGTGAAACTTACAGATGTAATACCAGCAGTTTCAACAATATTATAATCATCATTTGGATTTTGGAATATCTCATTAAGAAGAATAACACCTGTGTTTGTTGCAAATCCAGTAACGTTTGCACCACCAGACTTAAGAATAAAGTTAGTTGCGATTCCAGTAAACTGATCCTCTACAGTATCAAATACAAAGTTATTTGTATAAGTCTCCTGAGAACCGCCAGGAATACCAGTATGTGTAAACACACGACCTACAAATGTAGATGTAGTTGTTAAACCAGATGGGCCCTTTTCACCTTTTGGTGCATCTGTGAAGTTGATGGTATCCTTAACAATTTGATAGTTACCTAAGAACTTAGTGACAGTATCACCAGCATCGTGATCCACAATCGCAGAATTAAGTTGACCTCTTCTCACAAGAACTCGGTTTGTAGATCCAATACCAACAGTATCAACCTTCATAAACTCATCATTAATTTTAATTATGTCACCTGAGAAGAATGAAGATATACCTGTTAGTGTGACAAAATCTGTTTCTGACTCTGCATCAAATGTTAATTTGACATTGATCGGAGATTGAATTACAGGACTTTGAATGTTATTATCGAGAGTTACTAAAACTTTAGAGTTAAGATTCTTTGCAGTAAATGACTGTGTGGTTCCAACACCAACAGCTGTAAGATCAAGAACTTTGGGTACAGTTTGAAGTGCTTCTGCTGCTGTTCTTGCAACTTTAAATTTATTTTCTGCAATCTTAACTGCAAACACTGTAGAGGGCATTTTAGTGGTAACACCAACTCCACTGATCGCTGTTGCTGCAATTCCAATATTCATGGTTGTTCCAGAACCGATTGGATCGTATGACAACTCCTCACCAGTCTGGAAGAAGTGATTATTAACTATAAATGTATTATTTGTTACATCAACAACTGCTTCATCTTCAGAGTCGAATGTTTTATGAAATATTGAATCACCAGCATGTTTCATATTGAATGAGAACTTGATATCATTCTCTGTTCCAGTGTATGATCCCTCAGCAGATTTTAATCTAGAATCTGTAAATGTTACTAAACCAACGCCACCTGTTCCAGTCTCATTAAAGTTATATTGCAATACCTTAGTTGTAACTGCTGTATTTGCTGGAGGTGTTAAACGAAGTTCAATATCACCACCAGAAGCGGATGAATAACCGACACCAACAGTTCCGATACCAGAGAAACTAGTAGGATTGACAGAGAAGTTATCCATATAACCAAACTCTGTAAAGTATGGAGTAGTACTATCATGAATTGCAGTTACTTGAGTGACAGCATAACGATCATTTGTTGTATCATGTATTTCAATTAATGCATCAAAGGCAGTATATGTGTTGGAATTAATTCCACTAATTCTTGTTGGTTGTGGAGTTCCTGTTGCTGCAATATTTGTTGTTGTAGTTAAAACTTCAGTAAGTGATATGGTTGTGCTTCCAATACCAGATGCAGTTCCTCCAATCGCAACCTGATGAACTCTCATTGTGACACCGACACCAGTTACAGGTGTAAAGTAAACACTTGTAATACCAGATCTTACATCTGCACCAAATGTTCCAAGTCCTACACTTGGAGAATCAGTTGCTGAGAGATTATCATTTGTCATCTGTGCATAATCTAGGAGATAGACTTCCTCACTATCATTCAAAACAACCAACTCATTTATTTGAGTTCTTTGATCACCACCTAATTCTTGTGTCTGCACAAATAACTTAGATGTTGTAATTGCAGTTGATCCAAATCCTACAACTTGAACAGGCGATGGATCTGTAGATCCAATACCAGCTGATGTGGAAATTATATCGTATCCTGTGCCAACTGATAGTGTACTAATACCAGTTTGTGTACTCTTGAATGTTTCAATTGCAAATAATCTTAATGCATAATTATTGAACTTAGATTTTGCTGGAACAAATCTTAAATTACCATTAACACCTGAGACTGCAAAGTCAAAATCACCAAGATCGATTGCAGTTTCAACACGACCAAATTTCATCATGTAACCAGTGGATCCATCATGAATTAAATTAACTTGAATTATTTCCTTTTCACCAGAAAATCTAGTATCAAAAAGTAAGACGTAGAATTTAATACCGTCAATGTCATTAATGTTAAAGTCAAATACATCAGAGAACGCAGTTGCACGAGGTAAATCATTAAACTGAGAACTTACACTGTCTATTGATATTACTCTATTTGTTCTTGATTCAATATAATCAGTTAAAATTTTGTTACCAAAATTAATTTCATCAGATGCAAAGAATCCAGCAATGTTTTTAGAATTCTCTGAAACTAAATCAAAATCATATGTATTGTGTATTGATTCATCTTCACTCACTAAATCAGCAACAACCACAGCGACAGCAGATGATACTCCAACAGAGGCATCTTTACGATTCTTATCATCAGTTGATGCCGTTGATACGATACTTACATCTGCAAAATTTCTAAATCCTACAGTATGTCCAAGACTATTAACAGGATCTTTCCATGTGTTGTAATCAACTGTACTGTTTAAAGAGTATGAGAATGTTTGATAGTAGTCATTATCTGCTAATTTTTGCAACTCAGTGTTTAACTTACCAGTCTCTTTTCTAAATCCACTTCTAAATTCAGAATCAGATTCCACATTAAATACAGAATTAAATTTTGTGGTCTGTTCAATTATCGCAATTGATTTAGATGAAGACCCATTGATAGACTCACCAGAGGTAAATGTATCATTTGACAACACTTTTAGATATTTGTTATTCTCATTCCAAGCCACAACAGTTCCAATCTTATCACCTGTGCTTACTTTTTCACCAACACTAAATTGATTTGTCTCTACACTAATATTAAATTGAGCAATATTTTCGTATGGTATCGCCTGACCTGATGATGAAGGGCCACTGAAAATGCCTGGGCTTGTAACTGATGAATCTAAATTGTATGAAACAGATGCATTTCCTCCGCCTGGATTTGTGTTTACACCTGTAATTACGAATGGTTCATAGTTGTAATCCGCTGAGTTATAACCACTACCTGTTGATCCAATACCTATATTCTCAACATAAAGTTTTTGACCTAAAGTAAATGGATATGATGTAGAATCATATGATCCTTCAAGAGTTAAAGTTACAAGATTAGTTCCACTTGTGTATGATAGGTTTTTAACTTTAATTCCATTATTATTGTTAGTAGCAATAATTCTTGGATTTGTATCATATAATGAGTTTGTGTTTGTTAGTATTCTAACTTCTGATACAGATGTTCCTTGTATATCAACAGCTGTTATAACTTCATTTTTGACAGAACCAGTCACACGATCAATCACTACAATATTTGGTGGTTCAAGATAATTTTTACCACCAGAACTAATTCCAATACTTGATATCTTCGATAATCTATCTAATCTTAAGATTTGAGGTAATTGAACAGATGGTTGTATTGTTCTGTCTGCTGAGTAATCAAATCCAATATTTTTTAATGTATATCTTCTTAATTGTCCAGTTTGATCACTATTTAATCTGAGTACACCACCAACGCCATTTGTAGATCCAATTGATGTAACAACAGGAATGGTTTGATATCTTTTTCCTTTGGATGTAATTTTTAAAGCATTGATTGCTCCTGATGCAGTGGTTGATGAAGTTGAATATTTAAGAGTAACTGCCTCTTCTTTAGTATATCCATCTTTTTCTGGTTGATTTAATAATACAAAAGAGAAAGTGGTGCTTCCAATTCCAGTGACCGTATAATTACCATTATATTCACTATCAGATATTTTTAAACTAGAATTGTTAATAACATCGGTATCAATGATAGGATCTCTTTTAAATGGAGCGTTAATATTTAAATTAACAGGTGTTAATTTATAAAATAAGTCATCTGGAGTATTTTCTGTTAAAGAAACATCAACTCTCGCTGTTGTAGTCACTCCAACAGTTCCAACACCAACTACTTGGAAACCACCGTCTTCACTATTATTAAAATATGGATTTGTAAAGTTGGCGTCTCTGAAGAGTTGGAAATCGAACACTTGAGTTCTCTTTCCAGATACAACTTGTGTTAACGAAGAATCAGATACAGCAAATCCAACTTTGTAACCACGAGTTAGGAAGATAGGTGGATTAATTAAAGCAATTGTATGTCCTGATCCTGTTGATGTTAATGATATACAATCTGGAATTAATTTCTTTGACTTAAATGAAGATTCTGATAATTTAATTGTATTTTTATCAATTCTTACAACAAAATATGTAAAGTTTGAAAATAGTGGGTTTGCTGGACTAGTGGATTTGTAAAGTATTTTATCTCCTGTTTTATATCCGTGGTCTGGAATAGTGATTTGATCTGATTCTAAATCAATAGCAGAACCACTAAAATTCAAAGGATTGATAAATGTTCTTCTTGTCGTATCATCAAATTCAACTTGATATGATGTTGTAATGCCAGGAGTTAAAGATATTGATACACGATCCGCTGCAGCTAGATTGTGTGCTTCCTTGCAAACAACAGTTCCAACCACTTTTTCAACAAACCCAGTGATTTCTGGTTTTGTTGGTGTAAAACTATGTGCTTGACCACTTCCAAAATCATCAAAGAATAAACGATATGCTGTTGAACCAATACCAGTGATGCCTCCAGTAGATCCAATACCTAGAGCATTAGTTGATATTCCTAGTAAATCTTTACTCTCTCTAATTGCAAATACTGGAGAGTTATTAGTTAATCTAAAATTAGGTACTGCATTTATTCCATTAGATACTAAAAGAGGAGTTCCCTCATCACTTGAATATGTGAGTTTATCTCCAGTTTCAAATCCATGATCCTGTAAGAATATATTTTGAGTTGGTACAAATATTTCAGTTGATCCACCACCCACAACACGATATGAGTATCTAACTGTTGATCCAATTCCAACACCAGAAGCTGTTCCTATCGCAACACTTTCAGTTGGATTAAAGAAATATGGAACATTAACTCTAGTTTGAATATCAGTGTTAATACCTAAGTTAAACGTAATTGCACGATTTAATGCTGTAACAAGAGATGTACTTGTATGAGCAGTTCCAAGAACTCCGTCCTGTTCTCTCTTAACTCTTAACTTACCATTTACATTATCAACATTCAAAACCAACATTCTTTCTGTGTTGATTCCAATAATATCATTTGGCGCAATACTTTGTGGAGTTAAGTTGCCAGTTACAGATATACTTGTAACAATTCCAGTTGCAGCAGTGGTTCCAATACCTGTGTTTAATAGTAAAAATGATGTGTTAAATCCGATGCTATGTCTGCCATCCAACTGTCTTAAACTATCTGTAGAGAGTCCAGAAACAGTGATAACATCACCAACGACTAGACCATGTGGTTGTGATGACAATCCAGTAACATTACCATTTGAGTTATTATATGTAAATACAATGTTTTCAATTTTAACAATGGTAGATGCAATAGATACAATTTCTTTTCCATCAATAACAGATATTTTCGCAGCAAAACCAGCGCCCTCATCTAAATTCTTTACATTTAATTTTTCATTTACTTGATAACCAGATCCAGCACTTAATATTTCATATTGATTAATTCCACCAGATGATGCATAATTAACTTCAATATCTTGATCAACTTTCTTTCGACTATCATGTATTCCTTGATATTCAGCGCCAGAACTATCAAGTTTATATGGATTTGTATTTCTTCTTAAACCTAGAGTATTTAAATCAAGATCTTGATTATTAGTTTCAATAAAGTTCCACTCATCAGGTTTTGCAGCATAATTTGCACCGATCAAATATGGGAATACTGGAGAACGGAAGTTCTTAAATGTTCCACTCGTTTCGTTTTCATTTGGATTAATCGTTGCAAAGTAAGCAAATGTTCCTTTTGGATAATCAGGAGTGATGCAGAATCTACCATTATTTTCATCAAGATCACCATTTCCAAGATATTCATAGTCATCAATGAAAAATCCAAGTGGAAACTCTGATATTGGTGGCCCATTTTCTCTTGTTGTTTTAAGAGAATAACTAGATCTCATGATTCTTACAATACCACCATCTTTACGATCATACCCATAAGGGCCATATATTGGATTACCATCATATGCCCATCCAATAATAGGTGAGTGATTTAAAGAAACTTGCTCTGCATTATTCAATAGGTTTAGGTCATTTGATGTATAATCGATTGTTCCATCACTATTTTTTTGTTTTAATATTTTTCTTAGTCCTCTAGGTGCATAGAAAGATGTAAATTTAATACCCTCATCATTATCTCCACGACTTAAGAATCCATCATCATCATAGAATATATCTTCATATCTTTTAACGTTATTAACAGACCAAGATCTGATTTTTGGTAAAAATACTCCTCCAGAGCCAGGTATGATCTCCTCCACTCCAACAGTTGCAGTTGTGTATCCAACTCCACCATTGTCCACAGTTACTTTATCAACACTTCCACCACTAATCGAAGATATGATTTTTGCACCTACACCATCACCTAAAATTTTCAAATCAGGAGCAGATGTGTATTCACCACCAGATCGGGTGACAATTACAGATTGTATTCTACCGTTAGATACGATTGCTTTATATTCTGATGATGATCCCGATGAAACACGAACTTGAGGAGGAATACTAAAATTAAAGGTTGTGGATGCACCATACCCTATTCCACCCTTTTCAACGTTTATAGAGGTCAGAGAACCCCTTACAATGGGATTTACAGTTGCATGATAGTTCTCAGGGTGTGCAGTGTTAATTCCAATAACTCCCTTAACACTCACTACTATTGGTGGATAATTAAATATGTGTTCACCATCACCAACAGATGTCAAACCAACATACTGTTTGGACAAATAGTTAGCGTCTGATAGAGTAGTTCCGATACCAGCAGATGCAAGTCTAAAACGATTATCACTGACTTTTAAAACATAGTAATCTTGATCTGTATCAAGTCCACCAATTCTAATACCATCATTTGAATATCTTATAACCTCACCATTTTTAAATCCATGATCCTTATATTCAATAAAATCTGAATAAGTATTAATACCAGTTGTGGGAATTAATCTTCTTTTGTTTTCATATCCCTCGCCTGGATTCTCAATAATAATTTGACCTAAAACAAATTTCTTTCTTAAACTTTCAAATCTTTGTGATCCATCAGCAAAACCAGTAAGATTAATTAAGTTTGATTTTGTTATCGCATCATTTTCATTATTTGCAAGTTTAATAGTTGTTTGATTAACTTTTGATACAAAATAAATTGAATCATTAACAAGTCTTTGATCAGGAGTTTCTTGAATTTGATCTGTTGTAATACCAGCACTTGCAATACCAATCGCACCAGTTCCAAACGTTTTATAAATTACAGCTTCTCCATCACGAAACTTATGAAATGTTCCAAAACCAATCGTATCATTTGCAATGTTAATTGCGTTACCAGTTGATGATGCATCAAAGTCAACAAAATGATCAATTTGTTTTAATCTTGATCTTGCAATCGCATTTCTACCGTTACCACCACTAATTTCAATCACAGGTGGTGCAACATAATCAAAGCCAGGATCTATGATATCAATTCTTTCAAATTGTCCTTTTACATTAGCTGTTGCACTTACACCAGCTCCTGCTAAACTTTCTACATCCACTTTTGGTGGATTAATCACATCATATTGAGATCCACCCTCTAAAACATCAATTGATTCAACACCACCAAAAAATATAACATCACCTGACTTATAGTTTGATATTTCTGTTCCATTTACTAACATTCCAGTTGTGCCTGGAATCGTTTCACGTTTACCACCATCAAATGTAGGAGTTAATGGAATTCTTTTTAATAGTTTTTGATGATCTAATTTTTTATTTGCTAAATCTGGAACGGATATTTTAAATGTACCAGTTCCAGTCGCATCCACAAAATCACCGTTAATTAAATCAGGTAAAGAGTTTGCAAGACGAATGTTGTTTGAATCAATACGACTTATGTAATAGTTTTTACCATCAATTAACTGTCCTAAGAAACCACTAATAACGTTATATGTTACAACTTCTCCAGAATAAAATCCATGATCTGCAGCACCCTCTGTAACCTGTATCAACTGTATAACGTCGCCGCCAGTGGCGCCAGTCCATGTTATAGAACGATCTGGTGCAACTATAGGTTCATTACCTAAACTTGGTATTGACGGTGAAGCAATATAAGAGTTACCCTCACTTTCATTATCATACGCATTTTGAATATCTGTAGTGTATTTGTTAATATTTGTATGAAGTGAACTATTTCCTTTTTTATTTCTTCTTCTAATGAAAGCAATATTGAATTCACCAACGCCAGGCAAATCACCTAATATTAATGTGGAACTATCGATAACACTTAAAACACGACCAACTCCTAATAAAGTATTTTGACCATCTAAAACTTCTATTGCATCCTCTTCTAAAAATCCATGAGCGGAGAGAGTTACGATACTAAAACTACTACTTGATTGTCTTACAATAGTTTTTGGAGTAAATTTGACACTCGTATTATAAACCCAAGATCCAAAGTTTGAATCTTCAGAACTTTTGTTAATACCGAAAGTTCCAACTTTAATTGTATCACCTTTATTAAAGTAATATGCCTTTTCTGGTATTGGAAAATCTTTTAAAACACCAGTAATTAAAACTTCAATTTTCTTTGATATATTTGCAAAAGAGTATCCATACGCAACATTATTATATCGAACGTCATCACCAATATTCAAGACATCAACAGCAGTTGGCAATCCTACAAATTGATTTGCAGTTTTACTTGTATAAGTTACTATTCCAGCTGTGGTTGCTGACGGTAGAGATAAAGAACCACTTGTAGGGAATCCGACAGTCGTATCAACTGTAATCACAGTTGCACCAATGGATACGGGATCAGTAACACGAGTTCTGCCTGGAACTATAAAGTTGCCATCAATTGAATCTTGTGTAATACTAATTTGATAGTAATGTTCACCGTCATATAAAAAGTCTTTTACGTCTGATATCGCACCAGAAGCACCTCGAATATTTTTATCATCATCATCTGCGTCTTGAAAAAGAGTTGACCCTTTTAAATTACGAGGATCGCCTGTGATTGACTTGACTACAAAATCTTGTGCAAAACCATAATCAGCATCAGATGGTTTAATTAAAAAATCTGATGGTTTTATAATATCTACCTCTTGACCATATAATGCTCTGAATAAAATTTTATATGACTCCTCTGTTCCCTTTGTTCGATAAAAATCTTTAACTTGTCGAATAAATTTAACTTGATCAATATCACTACTTAATTTACGATTCTCAAAACCACTTGCATACGTTGTTTTTAACTTTCCAAAAAACTCACGAATAAAAAGATTAGACAAGTTATGAACTTTACTACCACCAGTATGAGATACTCCTACACTTGTGTTAAATGATAATAGATCAGGTCTTGTAGGTTGATCCATCGCATCAACACCACTGAATCCACGAATACATCCAGTAAATGATGTAGTTCCAATTCCTGTGTATGTGATTATTTCATCATCTATTTTTAACAAACCATACTTACTAGGATAACCATGTGTTGAATCTACAAAAATTGTAGATGAGTAAGATTCAGTATCAGTGGACAATCCTGTGTATTCAGTGAGTGCAGCACCAACATATGTTTGCAATTTAGTGTATCTGTCAAGATTCTCAGCAATATTAATTGATCCACCCTGATATTCTTGAGAAATATAGTATTGTTTCATGAAGTCCACAAAAAGTGGACTTTCTGACTGCACAAACTCAGGTAACTGATTTTCAATTACCTGATTTATCTCGACTCTTTGTATTGAGGTGTCAATCATTAATATCCGCCACCATAACTAGATCCACCACCACCAGAAGAGGTAGGTGTGGAGGAACTTGGAGTTGATGTAGATGCACCAGAAGAGGCGACTGTGCCACTAGTTGTTGTTGTGGTTCCAGTTGAAGAGGCTGTCGATGTTAGAAGTGTAGAACCAGTTGTTACTGGGGAGTTTGATTTTCTAGTGTAAGTTGGTGTATAGTAACTGTGAGTGTGAACAAATCTTGAACCAGATGTGTTTTCACCTGATGAAATTAAATCTGGAATCATATTAATCGTTGTATTCGTCATATCGAACTTAACATATAAATCTCGAAGACCAACAATGTCGTTTGAGTGTGGAATTGCTTGAATTTCAATTACACCATTCTCAATTACTGTTGAAGTTATATTACAAGTATCTATAAGAACTTCACCATGCATATAATCAACTGTTCCAGCATTTTTCTTTACAATATTGGGAGTTCCACCTTCTGTGTATGTAAAGAAAAATATTCGACCTTTATCACGGTTAATTACCTCATCTGCAAGGTAAACAGTTCCAACCACACCTTCAATCGTAAATCCTGTAGACACCACATTATAAGAAGACTCTTGGGTGTGGAACATATTACCAAAACAGACCTCATATTGAGCAAATTGACCTAAAACTGCTTTTAAATTACGTCGAATCGTCACCAGAGTGATATTTGATGTAATTGATGAATCAACACTATCAATTAATGATACTGCTTTACTATATTTAAATCTACCACCAAATTTATTGACATCTATTGAACGTGAATATTGAGTTAGAGCATTTGAAACTCCAGTTTTAAGATTTTCTGGATCATCATTCAAACTAGGATTGTAATATGGATTTGTAGTTAACTCAACATACAAATATTTTAAATCAATGAACTCTGGCACTATACCAGCAACTGCATAACTCTTTAATTTTTGTATAAGTTCTCTTTTTGTTTCATCTGATAGAAAATCACCATTTCGAGGTTTAACTGAGATAAAAACTTTTCCAAATCGAGGTGGATTCATTTCTTCACCACCATAAGCAGTCACAGATTCGACGTTAGGGTAAATATAACCTAAAACTGATTCATAATCAGAGGAGGTGACTGCACGATACTGAGAAGAATAGATTCTTGGTGCAAAATACTTAATTGATGATATTGACTCGATTTCATCACCGTCTCTTGACTTTTCATCAGTTGAAACTAAACCAATTAAAGAAGGATTTATTGCTCCACCATCTTGATTTGTAATATTTCCAACAAAACTAAATTCTGAAGCGCCATTTCCATCTTTTCCATCAGTTGTGATGTAAGAGACTGTGACAACATTACTATTTGACAATTTTTTACCAATAACGTTGTCACCAAAAATTAATTCATACCTTTCATCTTCAATTTCTTGTAATAAGTATGAATTTGACGTTGATGTAATACCAATAATATTATCTATCTGTTTATATGTGACCGAAGAGGTCGATGATGAGGATGGTTTAACTTTTACCTTAATTGTAGAGGTGTCGATGAAAGAATTATCAAGAATGTATCTTTGATTGAATAAAGAAGTGTCAACAGTAAATTCTTGTGATATAAAATTACCCTCATATATCTCAATATTGTCAAATTGACCAACTCCATTCACAACAGGGACTGTAATATTCTCTGGAATGCAAAATATGTAATTTGTGTTTGCTCCAGCACCATTACAAATGATACCAGCGTTTATTGTAAGTGTTGAGGTCTCTGTAAGTCCACTTACAATGAATGATATCCTTGCTCTTGCTGATCTACGAGATCTTGGAACGTATCCAATATTTCTGGCAAGTGAAACAACGTTTTCTCGAAGTGTAGCGGAATCAAGAAAACACTCGTTTGCTGCCACATTTGTATTATATGCAGTCGTGTATGTATTATATGCTAACGCATCAATAATGATTGAAAGATTCGACCCTTCAAAGTCATAATCAGTAAAATTAGTATTTGCCCTCAGATAATCTCTGATGGATGTCTTGATTTGATCAAAATCTAAATTAACATATTGTCCGAAAGCCATTATACTCTAGCTGGGAATAAGAGAACGTTTACTTCTTGTGTTGGTGCTGGAATTCCAACAATATCATATTGTACGGTGCAATTTACTTCGTTTGAATCAGGATAAATTGATGTCGTTACCTCAATATTATCAATTCTTGGTTCATAATTAAGTAAAGATTGTTTAATTTCATCCGAAACACGAATTTCATTCAAATTTGTGCTTAAATCAAACAAAGTATTGTTGATTACTGATCCAAAATTAGGTTCAAATGGTTTTTCACCTAAAATTGTGAAAATAATGTTCCTTACAGACCTTTTAATCGCATCTTCATTACGAATTGTCAGCACATCGTTCGTCACAGGATGACGTTTGAAGGATAAGTTGATATCTTTGAATGCCC